TTAGAGAGATTGAAAAATGAAAACTGACTTATTTAAACACCGTTTCACAGTAAGCATTATCAATGAAGACGAAACACTTGAAACTCTATCAAGTGATGCTAACTGGGCATCTGTATTTGACGACATGATTAGATTCAGTGGCATTTCAGGTAATGTTACTTTCAAGGTATTTGATGAGAACTTAGAAAGGATAGTTTTATACATCAAAGCATCAACTTTAAGAAAATGCAAACAACACGTATCACTGTTCTTCAGTCTGTTTCAGAAAATTCAGAACAAATACGACAAAGAAGGTGAAAAGTTCGGCTCTTCAATTGCTGTTGAAGCATAGGAGCTGGTTATGGCAAAACCGATGATGATAGGTCACATACCAACAGATGAAGAGATTAAAGAGTATGAAGTGTTAAAGAAAGAAGAAAAGGAACAGCCTTTAGCACTCAATGCCACTGAAATTGAAGTTTCTAACATTAAGAACTGGGTATCAGCTCAGGATGCAGCATCTCTTTTAGGTATATCAACAGCAATGTTTCAGCTTTTAAAAAGAAAAAATAGGTTAAGAGGGGTCAGAGTCATGACATTTGGAAGAAGACAGCGTTTCTTTGGTCCTGATTTATTGTGTGTATTTAAATCAGTCGTGAGGGTGCTATGAGTTTAAAAGCCTTATGTAAGGCAACAGGAATATCACGTAACACGGCAAGAAAAAGACTTCGTGAAGGTTGGTCAGTAGAAGAGATTGAAAGTTTTTATAAGAGCAATAAAAGAGTTTATCAGAGTGTAGATGAGAACATTGATGAGCTCTTTAAAAGAATTGTTAAGCCTCTGGGCATGACATTTACTGAATTGCTGCAAAGTTTGGAATTTGATGGTGACAGTGTAGATGTCATGGTCAGCGAGCTTGGTATCAGTAACCATGAATTTAAGCTGATGTGTAAGAAGTATGCACTGCAGTGGTACTTCAAGCACGAAGATGAGATTGAAAAATTACAGGAGTAACTATGCATTTGGAATATAGAGGTCGTGCAGGCAGTGAAAGTATTTCTGAACCTGACGATTGGGTTGAAGTACCTGATGAGGATGATGAGGAATACGAAGAAGATGATCGTGAGTATGACGATTACGATCCTGATGATGAAGTTTGCGATGACAGCTACGTAGACGCTTATTTTGCAAAACAACAGGAACAGTCAGACAGATTTTGGGGAGATTAGAGATGAAAGTAACAGATCATTTAGGTAATGAGTTTGAGTCAATTAAAGATATGTGCGAGTTTCACCATATTCCTTCAAAGATATATGACAATCGAGTTAATAGACATCACTGGAGTATGGAGAAGGCATTAACCACACCTTTAAAAGTTAATAAGAATGAAGACATTAAGAAGACACAAGAAGAGAGTAAAGAACCAATTACAGCAAAGACAGAGAAGACAGTATCTATTGAAGAGACAGTGCAAGTAGAGCAACCAAAAGATGTAGTCAAAACTTTTAAAATCCTAGGTGCTACTTATAACGGCGTAAAGGTGTTACAGGCTCTAGGCTTTGCTGATGATTTTATATGTTCAGTCATCAACGATCTGAATGATGATTCATTAAATCGCATTGTCCGCTTTGAGTTAAAGAAAGATGCATCTACTGATTTGCAGTATGCCAAAGCTTTAAACCGACTTTTAGATGCTTTTGATGCTTTGATGTTTGTTAAAGATTTAAAGCTTGATAAAGATATTAAAGTTCGTGAGCAGTTCAGACAGAAGTTATTAGAGTTCGCTGCTTAAAAGGTGCTGCTATGTTTATTCATTACAAATCCATTTCTGAACTTGTAAAGAACCGTGAAAAGTACATTGAAGCTGTTTGTTTTGAGTACATGAAAGATTATGACTTACCTTACGACCTGGCACTTAAAAACGCAGAGGAAGACTACAAGATTAAGCTAGAAACAATGTCAGGTCGTACTAAGGTAAAACAGGTCGAAACAAAGAAGAGTAATGGTAAATGGCACAGTAATTCATTTGCTCAGAGCATCAAGGTAGGAAAGCAGATAAAAGACAGTAAAAGAGCTGAACGTGATTTAACCAAGAAAACAACTATGACTTATGTTGACTGTGACGGTCGTGTATTTGAATCAGCTGATGCTTTCTGTTCTTTTTACAAGATCCGTTTAAGTCAGTTCATGTTCTTAAAAGATCAAAGAGGTTTCACTGTAAGCAGAATTTCAGAGTTGGTTAATGAAGGAAAAATACAACATGCAAATTAAATATGAATTAGATGAAGGTGCTTATGCACCAATGCGAGCACATGACAGCGATGCAGGCTTTGATCTTGCCTGTAAAGAAGATCAGATGTTAGAGGCTAACAAAGCTAACACCATTGATACAGGTGTACATATTCTAATTCCTGAAGGCTATGTAGGTCTTGTATGCCCACGTTCTTCATTCAATGTTAAAGGCATTGGTACACCTATTGGCGTTGTTGATGCAGGCTACACAGGCTCAATCAGAGTGGTTTTAGAGCCTTTTAATGTAACAAAGATATTTAAGGGTAATCGTATTGCTCAGTTGGTTATCTTACCTTTACCAAATATCAAGATGATTGAAGGTAAGGTTATTGGAGTTGGTACCCATCGTGGTGATGGTGGATTTGGTAGCACTGGAGTGTAAATTCTGACAGATATAGCTATTGCTGTTTGTTTAGTAGTTAAAGTTTTTAATATTTAGTGATTGCTAGCACAAAACAGTCAGTTTTGTTTAGTGGATATTTTTGATTAATTGTATTAATTAGCTTGTTGAGTGTTTATTATGACGACTTTTGATTTTGAATTTAATTGGGACTTTAATCCAATGGTTAAGAAAAATCAGGAATTTTTGAAGTTAACAATCCATTACGATAAGTTATTTAACAATGATAACGAAATGGAATTGTCATCTTTAGCTAAGTCATGGCAAGGTTTAGCTAAGGTGTTAATTGGTTTAACTAATTTATCTGTACGTGGAAGGATAGATCCTAACAGTTCTAACATTAAAGTTACTACCAAAGCTGAATTAACAAAAGGTTCTATAATCACAACAGTTTGGGTTTATGTCCAAGATCTCGGTCTTTTTGATGGTGCAGGAACTGCACTATTAAGCTTTTTTCTAGGGATATTTTTATCTAATAGAAAGTCGAAACAGATCACTTCTCGAGATGTAGAAATTGAAAGGCTGTCATTGGAATGTAAACATCTAAAAGACCAAATATCAGATATCAATAAAAGGATGGATAATAAAGACGAACTAATTAAAAGGCAGTCTGAAATTATTGAAGGAGCATATAAAGCTCTCCAATATAGCAACGACCAAATAAATGAAATTAAAGCTACAAGTCAAAAGCAAGCTGACGAATTTAACTTACACTTAAAAAAATTAAACTCATCGGGAAGAAGTTTTTTAAATCCTGTTAATACTGAATGTGAAGTTATTGAAGGTTTGTTGGATAAAAAAGTTATATTTAGCGCTGACAGTGAGACAAAAGAGAGTTTTAAAAACGAAAATACATACTTGAATGTTTTTGATTGTGAGGTAACTTTAAGAAAACTAGATAAAACCAATGGAGCTTGCACTATTATCTACACTGATCCTAGCAGTTACAAAGATTATATTATTCCTGCAATCATTGTAGATGGAAACTTTAGACATACTCATAATGAGTATCTAGATTCTTTTGCAAATAGAAGTTTAAGTGGTAATTTAATTGTTAACGGTCAATTAGAACTCAATGAAGATGGAACTCCAATCAGAATGAGTATTTACTCAATTTCAAAAGATACTTCAGAGAGTGAACGATAAACTGTGTAAACACCATTAAGTCCACTCAATATATTTATCTAATATAGGGGATGCCGTGCAATTATCAAGCTCACATCCTCTCTGATAAAACTCATTGGCTTTGCCGATATCTTTTTTTAACAGTTCCTTGATGAAAACAGTATGATTTTCCTAACGTTCACCACTAATGAACTAAAAAGAAATTATCTATCTTCAAAGCATAAAGCCAAATTAGTAAACCTATTTAAAGAATTTAATGATTGCTGTATAAAACACCAGCTTTCTTTATAACCATTTACTACTGAAAAATCAGAATTCTTGATGAAATTTAAAAAATCATTGGAGTTTTCACAATGAATTGCAAATTCTTTTGCTTTTTTTACTTTTAAATTTGAAGCGCAATTTTGCAAATCGTACATTACATGATCTAGATTACATGACATGTAGTAGCATTCATATGGAATTTTTCCGATTTCTTTTGTTTGAAATAATTTACGGATATTTTGAGATTTTTGTAAATTTCTTTGTTTAATTCCATCGACGTTATTAGTTTTAATTTCGTTTAGCGTGTAAAATGGATCTTCACAGTTTTTATCAAAAACAATATGGCTACAATGTATGAACGCTCCATCCATATCAATAATTTGAATAATTTTTGATACATCACTCTTCTTATAAAAATTTGTTTCTATTTCTTCTTTTACAAGATTATTTATATGACTAATGATGTTATTTGATGTCACATTTTTTTTAGAAGTAATATCACCACCTGCTACGATAACATTTACCTTATCATTTTTTAATAAATCAGATAACGATTTAGATAACGCAATTCTTTCTGATTTACCTTCAACAATTACAACAATGACGTTCTTTTTCACGATTTCATTCCTGCCTTTGCAAATGCAAATTCAATTTCAGCATTGTCAGTTTCATCGTATAAACTTTCTTGAGTCAAGCCAAGCTGAATAGCTCTATAGTAGTATTTTCTTAAATTATTATTTGTCTTAATATTGGTAAGTCTTGTGTATCTGTTTTCTTTATTTGTTGTGGTAAAGGCAATAAAAGATTTATCAATGGTTTCAAGTGCCCTTAAGTTGTGTGCAGTAAATATTAGCTGTCCTTCTCCTGCTTTAGAAATAATCTTTAATATTTCACCTAAAAGATATTCAAAAATTCCTGAATCCAGCTCATCAATAGCAACAGTGATTGAAGGCTCGTTATAAACTTTAATCAATAAATTTAATACAGAAATGATTTTTTTAATACCTTCAGATTCGTACTTTAAAGGTATTTCTTTTTCATTTTTTTTAGAAGTTAATTCAACAAGACTTATTTCATTGTTGTTTTCGTCAAATTCTGTTTTTCTGCTTACGATACCAACCTGTAATTTAGGTACGATTTTATTCAAAACTATATTCATGTTATTAATGACATTTGAATAAATATTGAATATTTGAGCTGGTATTTTGTTCGGCGCTGCTAAGCTTAAAAATACTGTTCCTGACGCATTTTCACTTTTAAATGACAGAGGAAGAGCACCAAGACTGATAAGTGATGAATTAGATGTAGATATAACAAAAAGCTGTGTTTGTGCATATAATTTCAGTCTTTTTATTATTGCAGGGATTATTTCATTTTTTTTATCATCAATAATTAACGAAGCGAACTTATTGGAGAATATAAATGATCTTGATTGATTTTTGGCGAGCAATTTTGTAACAATCAATTCTTGTTTTATATTCTCGTTACCACCAAATAATTCGTCATACTTTTTTCGTGGAAGGAAAACATCTTTAGCTGAACTTACATTTGTTCTGATTGTCGCTTGTTTTCTACCTTTCTTTAAAGAGTCATTTCTGATCGTTAAAGAGAGTATCTCATCGTAAATTTCTGGAAGTTTTTCTTCATTCAAAGACAAAGTCGCTTCGGATATATCGGTATTTTGTTTTACCTTAAATTCATAAGATACTTCATATACTTCGACTGCTTTCTCATTTGATAGTGAGAAATTGAATTTTAAGTAAAAATTCTCTGAATCTACATTGATGTAATTTAATACTGAATGCTCTAAAGGACGGCCTTGAAGCACAGACTTTAAGATCTCAAGACCCTCAATTACTGATGTTTTTCCTGAACCATTCTGTCCAAACAGAGCAAGCACACTGTTGTGGCTATCACTTTTTTTATTGTCCAAAGAGAGAGCCCCATGAATGGTATTTTTAAAATTATCAATTTCAATATTTTTAATCTTTACTGACAGGTCATCCATCATAGTATTAGAACCTTAAAAGTATTAAACAATATCTCTGAATACATTTTTCAATTTATTGGATTGAACAAATTATCCCAATTTTATGATATTATAACTATAAATATGGAAAAACGATACATTTTGTGTAGATTATTTAAAATAAATGAATTTAATCTGATGTTATTCAAACCCCTTCTTTAAGGCTGCATTTAAAATCTGAGGATAAAAGTAACTCTACTGTAGATGCAACATTTAACTGCGAAGATGGTTCTTTAACCGAAGAACAAATAAAGTTAATCTGGTCATCTTGTGAACAAGGTCGATCATTGAAGTTTAAAATAAATGAAACAATAGCCAAGGATGGAGAAATTAAAAACGCATACATTGAATATGTAACAACTCCTTGACGCTCCCATTTTTCTGCGCTATTATCGCCGGTGTAGGGACTTCCCTACCGTGCCTCAAAAACACGACTGTACTAAGCGCTGACTTGGCGACACACGTCAATCTCACCATATACATACATTAAGCTCAGTCTTATTGTATCTGCTTTATGGTGGTGTGGTGTGAATATATTGAATAAGCACCGCCTGACTTAGTACAGGTTTTTGAGCACCACCGACCCACTCAAAATGGGTTAAGTCAAAAATAAATACTAAGGAGACATTATCATGTCTAACACAAATCTAACTTCATATAACTTTCATGACTCAAACATCCGTGTTGAACAGAACGATAAAGGCGAAGTTCTCTTTTGCCTTGCTGATGTGTGCACAACTCTTAAATTACAAAACCCTAGCCATGCTGCTAACCAGATTAAGGAAGAGTTCGGATGCCCTACATTAAATGTAGCCCATCTCAAAGACAGCTTAGGGCGTGACCAAGAGTGCACCATGATCACCGAGCCTCAGCTCTACTTCGTAATGATGAGATCTAACTCTAAGATTGCCCGTGAGTTCAGGCAGTGGATTTGTAATGAAGTATTACCTTCAATTCGCGCTAATGGAACTTATACACAGAAAAAAGAACAGCCAAAGAAGCGTTGCTGGTATGTAGAAGAGATTAAAAGTTTAAGTGACAAGAACAACCTCTCTGATGAAAGTTTTGTTGCATTAGTTGATATTGCAAACAGAGCTTTTAAGCAAGGTTATGCAATCGCACTTAATAAAGGTAATCCACAAGCTCACTTAAATACTCAGGAGCAGATCGAGAGTGGACAGGTAAGGGGAGTATTGATGACTGAAAGTCAGGCTGTAGCTGTTGATCATATACTTTACTATCATCAGATGTTCAGACCTGATCTTCTTGCTATTTATGATCAAATTGCTTCTTTGCAGAAACAAGCTCAGGATTTGTGTTTTGCTTTAAGAGACATTAATAAAGCAAGACTTTATGAAGCTGCAACAGCACCTGACTTTAGTGTAGATGTTCTGTTAAAGAATAAGAAAAAGAATGAACTTGTAACAAGAAACTAATAGAAAAGGGCGGTAGTGATACCGCCTTGAACTATTACGATTTTTAAATAACTAAGTAGAAGCCTCAAGGTTCAGTCTTGTTGTTTTTCATTAAACACTTGGACTATGTCTCCCTTGTAAGGTATTCCATTTCTAAATTTAATAATTGCAGTCATCTTAATTTTTTTATGATTTTTAGAAATTGCTTCACAGATATTTTTCATGTCATTTGAATCTAGATAACTTTTTGAATCAAGATCCCCTGATTTACCTATTAACTCAAAAGAATTTGCTGGCTTATCATTGGATGAAAACCGTACAGTCATTCTGTAGGTTTTTGCTTGATTTAATTTTAGAGATTCAATTATAAAATCCTCTGTTATCTGATAAGTACTTTCAATAAAACCATCAGGCTGTTGGCTTGCAAGAATATCAGATCTGTCATATACATCTTCATTAATCTCTATGCTATCTACATCATTGATAGGTGCATTTTTTAAGAAAGAATTTCTTATATTTTTACTAGCTTCCTCTGTTTTCTTTAAAGTAGTTAGCACTTTCTGATTACTTGAGATACTAATAATGTCTTTGACCAGTTTCTGTGAATCGGATGTTAAATTAACCAAGTTTTGTCTTAATTCATTTTCACTTTTTATCTGATTTTTACTTTTATAGTATTCAAAAATATTTCCAATAAAATTGCATATTACTTTAGTACCGCCAACAAAAGCAAAAATCATAAATAGATATAAAGTGATTTGTTCAGGGGTCATAGTTTTAACTATTTCAACAAAGTTATTATTTATAACGTCAAATAGATTTACGACATCAAAAATAGTACTGCCATTTTCTATTTTAAATTGTAGTTGATTATTTGATGGCTTGTAATTTTTTTTAACTGATTTGCATAAAGTATCTATATTTTTTTGAAAATCAATTACGGCATTAGCAAACGAAGCGTTAATTGTTGCATTACAGTTTTTACCAACGACATGGACCTTATATTCAGAAAATTTAGTAGAACTCAAATCAATTTTTGAAAGTAGTTCTAGCTGTTGACTAATGTCATCTTTATTTTTTAGCTCTAGTATTGCTGAGTTTAATTCTTTCCAATTTAAAATTTTATTCATGATCATTAAATCTTTATTTTATGTATATTATAGATAAATTATTTGACAGTAAATAATCAATAATATATACTTATAAACATAAGGAGGTGAGATATGAAAAAGAAACGTAAGCAATCGTGCAAACGTAAATGGTCAAGAATAGAGATACTGATGTTATTAACTTTTCTTTCAACAGTCGTATATCAAATCCTTGACCTAGTATTAAGATAAACTTAACTGCCCTTAGGTTGGAGCCCTAAGGGTACTTTAAGTTTAAGTTAAACTTGAGGTATTTTCAAATGAAAAAATTAAATCGAATCGAATGGCTGTTAGTTGCTATCATCGTACTTAACGTTATTGGTATCACAATAAAGTTGGTTCAATGTTTCGGAGGCTAATCATGAGAGGCGGATACAGAGAAGGTGCAGGACGTCCTGTTGGAACCACAGGACCTAACAAAGCACCAGAGCTCAAGAAATCAGGGCGCATTGTTGTTGTCTGTACTGAAGATGAGATGAATCAGATTAAAGAGCTTGCAAAATCATCAGACAAAACCACTAGTCGCTTTATTGTAGATACAATCTTAAAGAAATGAGTTTAAGGCAGTAGAAATACTGCCTTTTGTTAAAAAGAGATATAAAATGTTTGATTTAATAAATAAATTAGATATAACCAGAACTTTTATTGTTAAATGTACAGTTACTCATTTTTATGATGTATGTGAAGTTACTTATCTTGAAGTTACAAGAACATTTGAAGGAGGTTTAGTTACTTTTGCTTGCGGTCACTTATTTAAGTTAACAATCAGATTCGACCAAAATGCTAACAGTAAAGTTTTGTTAAATAATTTTTGCAAAGCTCTGACTAAGCAGTTTGATTCTTCAAGAGATAATTTTAAATATAAGTTAATATTCCCTGATGCTTTTAGAATTGTTGATAAAAAGAAGGGAAGGAAAAGAATCTTTGGTTATAAGACAAGAAAAATTAAAGAATGTACTTACTTGGTTGTATATGAGTTGTTTTTTGATGAACTAATAATTCTTAGTAAGAAAATAAAGTACGATAAAGACAAAACAACAATAATTGAAGCTTTTGTTGAATGTTTAAAGTTAAACGGAATTGAGATAGCTGAGAGGGAGGGATAATCTTACTCCCTCATGTTATTTTTTTTACGCATGCATGTGCTTAACTCTGTCACGCACCTCTGCTCGTTTCGCATCGTTGAACCTGTCTAGGGTACCAACAAGATAACCAGTGACACGTCTGATGCGCTCAAACTTGACACCTTCACCTATAATGCCATTAACAGCGTGTAATCTTGTGTACATATTCACTCCTTTATAGTGTACTAAATCAAATAGTTAAACTTTTCTATATTTACCAAAGTGTTTTGAGAATGTAATATTACACATTAGAACGACGTTGGAGAAGAGATATGAAATATAGAATAGGTCTTCCATTCTGGAAACAAATATATAAATTGTTTGGTGTAACCTTATCATATCGCTATGATATTTTTAAATCCAAAGAGACCGGCTTAATATATGGTTGTAGTCCTGATATTAAAGGGCTCAACGCAGAAGGTAAAACCGTTCAAGAAGTGATTGAGGCTATTGAAAGTGGAGCTTACGATCTAGTACGTCTTGACTTATATGGCGTCGATGACGAACAGAATCATCCTAAAATCTCTCCTAATGGAATGATAATAGGTGCTCTTTCTTAATGAACGGTTACTACAAGATTGTCATTGAGATCTTAAAAGAACACGGTTATAGATATTACCGAAACGGTAAAGGGTCTCATGAGATTTGGATTAAACAAGATGCTCATGGAAAATTAACAGGTCGTGTTCAAATTCCTACACATCTAGCAGATAAACATTTTGCTCAAAAACTCTTACGAGATATTGGCATTACAGACAAAGTTAATTAGTTATTATAAAGCCTCTATTACAGAGGCTTTGTCATTCTTAGAATGAGTTACGACTTAGATACCGTGCCGTCTTCATTGATTGTATAACCATTTTCAATTAGCATTTTTTTTACAGCATCACGTCTTGATGCGGGGATACTATCAACAGTACGCTTTCCCATAATTACATAACGATAATATAAAGTATTCATTTTAAGCTCCTTGTTTTGCCTTTAATTGTTTAACTTCTTCCTGTAATTCACAAACTAAATCTGACAGTTCAATAATTGCATCCTGATTTTCTGTATTGGATGTTTCATATTGATCTGACAATTCAAGTAAACCATCTGATAAGGTTTGAGGATACATAAGTTCGTTCTTTACTTTAACTCTTAAATCTTCAATCTCAGATTGATCTCCAGAACTGAAGAAGTTGAAAGGGGAGATCACCGCATTGTAGTTTGTGACACTCTCTTCACTGTTAAAAGAAGCAATCTCTATAATTGCCTGTTGTTGCTGTTTTTGCAAGTATTCAAGATTGATAAGACACTCTTCAATAATGGTGTTAAGCTGCTCTTTTGTAACTTCCTGTTTGTCACCATTCATATCAGTGATAACAAGATTTGTATCAGTGTAATTCAATAAACTTTTGTACAAGTCTATATGTTGCTTATCACCTGGTAACAACAAACCAAAACTGCAAAAGAAGTTGCAGTTAATATCGCAATAATCATTAAAAGTACATTGAGTTTTCAGATCGTAAATCTTTCTTTGCTTTAAGCGGTTTAAAGCATCAGCATCAAAAAGAGAATGGAATGTAGTTAAGATTGTATCTCTAACACTTTCCTGATAAGCGTTAAGCTCTATATCAAGTTCTTTGTTTGTATTGTCAAAGTACTTGTATTCATCTGTATCATCATTGTAGATGATCTTGTTTATACTTAAATCGGTAAGTTCATAAGATTGTGCCATTTCAAAGTAAAAAATTTCATCTTTCTTTTCAATCTTATTTTCTTTTAAACTTATTGTATAAATCATTATAAGCTCCTAAATGCTTGATGTTGTCTTTTCATCTTTTCTTTCCAACGTTCAATATTTTTTTTGTCGTCTTTATGATTGATTGTATCTTCCATTGTTTCTACAAACTCTAAGTTAGAAACACAGTTATTCAGATTGTTTCCGTCTTTATGCTTGATAAGATGATAATTGTTAGGGTTATCAAGCCAAGTGTCAGCAACTACTTGCGCTAACAAATATCTTTTGACGCCTAACACATCAATCCAAACGTAAACATGACCGCTAATCGTTTCTGTTTCACAAAGAGTATTTCTTTTACAATCGTAAACTTTTCCTTTGTCAGAAACTTTTACAATAGGGAGACACTTCCAAAATTTCCACTGTTCCATTAGCCTAATCCAAAATCACCGTTAAAACCTACTGCGAAATTATGAGATAAAGTAGCTGATTTACCAAAAGCAACAGTACCGCTTAATGTTTTAGATACGTGACATGATGCGTTACCGTTGTTGTTATACACAGCAATACCTGAACCGTCTGTCCATAAATTAGGTGCGCTAGGATAGGTTACACCATAATTAAAATTACCTTGTGCAACTGCTGATTTTGTTTCATCTGGATAGGTTGTAGTTGTTGTTGCAACATTACCTGTAACCGTTAATAGATAAGTCGTAATGCCAATATGTATATTTGACCCCGACGTTCCTGAATTTACACCTGTTGCTGATACTCTTATCACACATGAACTTGTACCTGCGCTTACAAGTGTTCCGCCATAATTGATGTAAATTGCGGGTGTCTGTAAAAAAGTTACACCGTAATTAACAGTAACATTAGCATATACGGTTTGTGCACCTGGACCAATAAACTGAGTGCCAAAATCATGTTTACCAGAAGGAGTAACGGTCTTACTTGTAGTTGTTGTAGTCGTACCAGTTTTACCGCTGTGTGTAATAGTTGTACTGATAGTCCCCGATAAAACGTTTGTATATCTTCGACTGATTGCAACATGGTACTTAGTATTGTTATGTGTAACAGCCAAAGCACCGCATCTGTAATACCAATGATTATCTAATGTAGCCTCTGCACCATTATTTACAGCAAACAAAGGTGTATATCTTAATGTGCCATTATCGTTAAGAATAAGGCTAGGTGTAGTTACTCTGCTTGTACTATTCCATGTAGAATAGGTCGTATCGTTGTATGTAAATTTTATTCTACTCATACTAACCTACTGTAATTAGACAACCGCCGATTTTTACACCTGTTGAAAAATTATGTTGTGCTGAAATAGTTTGAGCTGATGCTAACTTTACATAAGTTGATGTTATGGTTGCTCCTGCACCGTCCTGTGTTGCTTTTGTCGCACTGGCACAACTGCCTGACTTTGTGATAAATCCTGGATCATTAGTGAACTGACTTAACTTACTGTATGTAGTGTTTGTATCAGGTGGCACAACCCATTGACCGTCACATCTTAGATAGCGATTTGCTGCGCCTGTTGCTGGTGCTGGCACTAAGCCTGCTGAACCGTTGGCGCTTGTGGTTGAACCTTTCATTTGTGAATAGGTTGTATTAGTATCCTGTGTTGTAATTGTGCCCGTTGCGCCGTTACCCTTTGTATAAGTAATTGTACGACCGTTTACAGACAAAGACTTAATGTAAGTAGTATTGATCTGTTGTCCTGCACCGTCCTGTGTTGCTTTTGTCGCACTGGCACTGTTACCACTGCATTCTTTGGCACTGTCAGCGATCTTTGCGCTGTCAGCCTTTTCAGCTGATGTTGCCTTACCATCAAGGTTTCCTTTTATAGTTTGAGGCAGTTTTATAATGACATTTTTTGTACCGTCAAAATCAATACCTGTACCTGTATTGTCTCCACTTGCATCCTGAATGTTAATAGTACGAGCGGTGGCGAGTTTTTGTGCATTTTTAACATTAGCCCAATAACTTAAATCTGTAGGAGCTTTTATTGTGGTTGAAGGTCCATTGTCAGTAACACAAACGTAAAGTTCATTGTTATAACGGACAAAAGAGCCTACTTCATAATCAATGTTATTTATATAGTTATAAATACCACCATGCATGAAGTAGTATGCAACTTCGCCTAATAACTTAAACAGAGCATTAAAATCTTCACGTTCTGGAGCTATACCTCCTTCTTCAAGTGGTACAGCTGTAATTCTGCCAAACAGTTTTGCAAAAGATACGTTACCAGAATCGACTGCAACGTCATCTTCAATCTTGTTTACATCGGCGTTTTCGCCTAATGGTCTTGTCCAAATTTGAGGCTGTTTACTCATGTTTTATAAACCTTTTAGAAATGTATAGATATAAAAAAAGCGGGATTTTATTTCCCGCTCTTCTGATTTAATTCAGCAATTCTTTTTAGCATCGCTCCTAACTTGCACGGTTTTGAGCAATAACCTTTACTATCCAAAGGCGCTAGACAATACTTACACTCCTTCATTTATAAGCTCCTTATACTCAGTCTTTAAAGCCTCTAAAGTATCTTCGTTATCTAAAAGATAAGCTGTTACAAGTTCTTCTTTGATCTCTGCAATTCTTTTATCTTTGGTTAAGATCTCTTTTTGAATTTCTTTTTGTTTTACAGCTTCATCAGTAGGAGGTGTAAAAGTAATAGAACCATCTGCGTTAACTTTTGTATTAGCAGGGCAAACGTCCTTAACATGGTCGCCAAAGATTGATAAGTCAGTAACCTCTTTGGCTCCTTCTTTAATTAGTCGTCTTGCATCTGTTTTGTTGTCAACATTGATGCATTCACCGTTTAAGATAAAAACTTTAATCATAAATAATCCTATTGGTAGGCTCGTAAAACATCACCGTCATCTGATGCATTAGTAATATTAAAAGTAACAGTTGAAGAGGTCGGAATATAAATATATGCGCCTGATGAACTCTGAACCACAAAATAATAGTACACAGCGCCAATGTTATAAGCATGTCCTACAAAGTCATTTGTGCCCGAAAGAACTTGTATATGGCATGAATGACCACCTGAATGTGTGATATATAAGGGTTTACCAACTGTTAGTCCTGTAATACTCCAGTTGCCGTCATAGTTTCTTGTAGCTCTTAAAGTAACCTTACCTGCATCAGCTTTTTTTAGATAAGTAGTATTGATCTGCAAACCATCACTGTCTTGAAGAGCACGTGTACTTAACCGTGATGAATTAGCGTAATTGACTGAGAAATTAGCAGGGTTGTAGACATACATGTTTGTGCCGTCATTACCGCCCCATAGCCATGTAGGTTGACCGCCCATACCACTCCAGTTAAAGTTAATATCACCGCCATCTACTTTGCGAGGGTAAGCCCTGTTATTTGATGTGATATATCTACAGTCATTTTGAAACTGTGATAACTTACTGTAGGTTGTGTTTGTGTCTTGAGTGGTAAGTGTGTATCTAGAGCCATCTAATTTTGTAACAGTAATGGTTCTACCTGAGATACTGATGTTTTTAACAATGGTATTGTCAAGATTTAAACCGTTAGCATTCTGACTTGCTTTAGTTGCGTAAGAGCTTGAGGTTGCATATTTAACGCTAAAGTTATAAGGATTCCAGACATAGAAATCTACACCGTTATTACTGCCTAAAAGCCATGAAGGCTGATTTGCCTGTCCACTCCATATTACATTGATATTTGTACCATCAGAACGCTTTGGATAGGCTCTATCTGCTAAAGTTGCGTGCTTAGCTTCTGTTGCATAATCTGATGCATTTGAGTTGTTTACTCTTGTTATAGTGACGTTACCTTTACTGTCAGCGTACAGGTTATTAACAGAACGAACAACATGCTTAGATTGAACAGTAAGATTACCTGTAATATTACCGCCTGTAAGAGGTAAATAGCGGGTTAGATCCTGTACTGTGGCAAATTTACGCCAGTATGAGCTGTCTGTAGGAGCTTTAATTATAGATACAGAAGGACCATTCTTTTTTATACATAAATACAGTTCATTATTGTATTTAATAAATGATCCTAAGTCATAATCTACAGATGTGTTGTACCCCCATACACCACCGTTCATGGCATAAAAAATGGATTGTCCAATTAAGTTAAACAATCCATTAAAATCTTTTCTCTTAGGAGCCATACCACCGGCTTTTAACGGAACTTCAAAGATTGATCTGAACAGTGTTTTTTGATCAACAAAGCCGGCTTCTAAATTTTCATCCAAAATGTCGTTTTTATCGGCATTGTCTCCTAAAGGTTGTTTCCAAATTTGAGGTTGTTTACTCATGCTATATCCTCACGAGAGTAAGTAGAAAATGTTGAATTACCGAAGTTCTTTAAGTTTGAACCTTTAAAGCCAAATGTAGGGGTGATCACCTGATAAAACTCAAGACCAACACCTGTAGGTAACCATGGTAAGTTTAAAAGCGCTGCTATGTCAGCACTGGCAACGTTAGAACGCATTAAAAGACGTAATGTCATGGTACTGATATGAAGAATTTGTATATCAGCTTTAGGAAACATTGTATGCAGCATTTTGTTAAGATCTGCCAAAGAACTGTTTCCAATATTAATCATAGCTTTAACGAAAATGTAAGTTCTATAAGCATCATCGCTTAATCTTAGCTGACCGTTAACTTCCGTATAAAAAGGAGCATGATTAAAATCAGCTACTCGCTCATTTTTTAACTTCACAGGATCAAAGCCAAAATATGGAAGTGATTCGTCTTTAGCTAAAAAGGTGCGACCAGCTGCAACAATTCTTCCCCAGACATCAAGCCCTATGCCTTCTGCTGTAAGAGGGTTAATCATCTTGTTGTAAATCAGTTCGATGTCAGCTTCGGGGTTGATTGATTCCCAAAAAGCGTTAACTAAGTTACAAATATGTTTTGATGCTGAATACTGTGATTGTATAGTTGCATCGATATGAAACTCTGACACTTATTCCTCCTTCTCATCAACAAATTCCAAAATGATGTTGTTTTTTAACAATACTGGTTCACGGTTACATGGAGTGTGGATCATGTTCTCGAAGTTTGTACCATCAGATGAAATAGATATGTTCATGATGTTATTGATATTGTTGTTTAATGTTGAAATGATGAATCGACTTGCATAAATATCTTCGTTCATACCCACTCTTAACAGCGGTTCATTAGCAATAAGATTATCTTCTAGACCATAGAAGTTGTTGTAAATAGCATCTTTAATAAGTGTCTCGTACTGATTTGGCAAAGTCTCTTTGTCTTTTAAAAGAACTTTAATGTAAATCTGCAATTTCTCAGGTCTTAAGAAGGTTACATCTTCTGTAGCTCCAGTATATTCATCTTTTACTTTTACAGAAGTATTTCCGTTGTAATCGCATCCTGCAGATACCGTCTCATAGATAGCTCTGGCAATGTCCTGATCATTACCGCCTATCACAGCAATGAATACACTGTGAGGTTTGATACTGTAGCCGTCTACTTTCTTAATTACATTGGTTCTATTACTGTCGATGTAACAGGATAAAACACCATCGCATTGAGATATTCGAGAGTAGATAGCTCCATTTGTGCCTCGTGAATTTAACGCTACAGAGTTGTATCTTCGAGTTTCAAATGCTGATTGTGATTCTTCATAAGAACCTACAGAAGCACTGGCGTTGTTAGTTACACTATCCCAGCCTGCAACAGTAGTTACAATGTTTGTTAATGTATCTGCTCCTGCTTCAACAGGGCCTGTTTCAGAACATTTAAACTGAGCATCAACAGAACCATTACTCTTAATTGTGACGTCGTTCATTAATTCCCATTTAATACCAGTAACCTCAGATTGAATAAGTGAGCCTTTAGGAATAAAGGTGTTTTCTCTACCTTTACAGGTACAAACACAGGTAGAGTTAACAGCTGAATGTCTGGTTAAAAAATAAATCTTGCCTAATGCATCCTGAAACTTACCTGATGCAGTCAACGGGTTAAATTGATTGGCAAGAAAAGCAATTTCAGCATCTTTTTGTGAAATTGCAGCAGTTTGAGAATCAATTAACTGTCCTGCAGGGGTTTCAGGTTCTGTATTAAGCTCAGGTGTATTGTCTTCTTTAAAAGCTTCTTTCCATTGAGATGCTACCTCAGAGCGTATATCCTCAACTTCTGAAACTGTAAAACCTTTTGAACTATCAAATTGCAACATTGATCATTGTCCCATCGTTTAATTGAATTAACATTTGGCAAACTAACATTCTGTCTGTAGTAGTCAGATGGTTAACCTGAGCATCTGCAACTCCTTTAACTTCAAGCGCAGCATCTCTTAATCTGTTTTTTAGAATATCTATTGAGGGTTGTTCTTTTAACTCAAGAGCAAAGTGAGGAATGCCACGATCTTCATCGTAATAAGCATCTTTAATAAACAATCGACATGCATTAGCAACGTTTTGAGCTATGGCGTATTCAGCATAGCAGTTAGCTATCTTGCCATTTTTATCAACAAACAAATCCCATTTATCAGGATCTAAGAATAGAGAGTGCATATTAAGAACCTTGAAAATTAGTGAATAATGAACGATTTTTCTGTTGATTTATGTAAAAACAAACAGTTTTAGTTTGGCGTACCTGTATTACCATTGCCTGGATATACACCATTATGAGTGTGGGTATGTAATGAAGTGCCAGAAGCAATAACATCTTTCTGTGAAATAATGTCACCGTTAAATGTAGCAGTTCCACCGCCCTGTGTACCTGATACTAAAGTTCCTGTAACCTGTACGTTACCGTTCAGAACGATTGTAGGCGCATTGATAGTAGCTGTCTGAGTGTTGACTGTAACGCTGTCAGAAGCATCTACAGTGCAGGTCTTACACTTAATATGTACATACTCATCTGTTTCTACAGTGTAACCTTTAGGAGCGTGCAGAACGATTGTTTTGTCCTGTTTTAGATGCACCCAAACTTTAGGTTCTTTAGTGTGAATTGTCGCAACCATGATTGCATCAGCGGGATTAAATTTTCTGAAGCTTGCTGGTCTTGAAGTAGCAGTCGTTGAGCTGTTGATGTTAGATACATCAGCCTTCATGCATAAGAACACGCCAATATCATTGGGTTCAGGATCCATAATGACAGCAGCAATACCAGCTTGAAATCTGTAGTGGGGTAACTCCTGATAAGAAGGTGTTGCAAGTGCGTTGCCTTCTGCATCGGTTTGAGCAATTAAAGGTGTTGCAATAACAGTTTTAGTACCACCTTCGCCAGAAGAGGAACAACTTTCAATCTTTGCTAAAAAACCTGTAAATACAACTTTATCAATTAGTGTACGTATGTGATACTCCTCAGCGTTAAAAGGGCTTAACGGAGCATACATACTCTGAGTACTGGCTTTTTTAGTAGATGTAATTTCAGACATTATACATACCTTCCACAAGCACCACTCATGTGAGGATAGTAGGCTGTGATTGTAGATTCCCAAGAACCATCACCAGGTAAATTAGATGATAGCTTATGACTTAATTTTGTAATTCGCCATTGGCCTGTGCATTTTGGAACTAGAGTTTTTAACTCAACAAGACCTGCAAATTTAAACTGAGGATTGAATACAGCTTTAAAGCTGATACCATTAGAAGACATGGAAGGATAACCAATCAAACCTGTACTGGCTGTTAGCTTTGGTACAGTTCCTTTTACAGATGAGCCGTTACTGATTAAGATCATTTTGTCATCATCAATAACAAGTTCTGCTCCTACCTGTTCACAAGCCTGTCTGGCCTGTTCAATAGGTGAACCGCTAAAAATTGCGTTTTTAACAGATGCCGTTACGCCTTCATTCTTGAATGTAAAACCTGCAATCTTTGCTTGTTTCTCAACAAAACTTGCAACGCTCTGCGTTCCTTTAACAACATTCTGACCTTGTGCAGTAATAGAGCCAAAGAAACCTACTCGAGCATCAATCTTCATTTTAATGTCAGGCTGTGAATTAAAATCAGCAATAGCAGAAGCTATGGTTCCCGCAAATACCTGTGTGTAACCGCTGTAATCATCACCTGCATAGATGTTTATGTAGTTGTAATTGTGATACATAGGCATCATTGCAAGTGTTGATATACGCTCCATGACGTCACGAGGCAAGTTATAGATTTCTACAGAAGCTTTACCAAAATCTGGTGGACCTAATTTCTCTATGTTTGCTGACATACCAAGATCAGAGATTATGATGCTGTTAGAGCCGTTTTTAAAAGTTCCTTTGTTTAAAGTAATTTGAACTTTCAATTTTCTGATTTTAAAAGAGGATGGTGCAGATGCCTGTTTGGTTGTAGCTTTATTGGTTTTAATCTCAGTTACTGATTGTGTTTTGGTTGAAGAACTATTTTTTAATACACTGGTAGTTTTACCCCAGATAATCTTAGATGCAAACATGTTAGAACCTCAAACCAAGATCTTTACATTCAGTTTCAGTCAGATAAACAAGTTCAAATCTGTCACCCAATTCGGTGTAATTAGGTTGCTTAGGCATATCCGCAGGGTTAATTACATCAACAATGTAAAGTTGACCTTTAAACTTAGATGGAGACTGAATAATGCCTGTTTTAGGCTGAACTATTGCGCCTTCAACAATTGCTTCATCATCTATATACAAATCAAGAAACATGTAATCACCTTTCTGATACAGGTGAATTTGGCAGATTTGATCATCAAGTATGATTTGAAATTCCTGATTTGGTAATGCTTCAACAGATAGAACTTCCATAGCTAATTTCTAATCCACTTTTTAAAATCATCAACAGGTTTACTTAACACACTGTTAAGCATTGATTCAGGCTTTTTCTGTGTCTGTCCTCTTGATTTGCGTTTTGCAATCTTTGTATTGGTATATTCACTCTTAAACTGTCGTACCTCAACAAAGCCACAGTTAACAGTGAGTAAATCAACTCCTGTTGATGCGTCTCTGTGATAATCCATTTTGATAAGATTAAGCGATTTGTATTCCTGATCTGGCGTGATCAAACTGACTATTGTTTCATTGTTGCTCAATTCCATTAACGCAGATACAGCTGATAAGATTGTTTCAGGTGTTCCTTTAATACCTAAAACAACCTGTATCTCAATAGGGGATTGAGTTTTATTGTAAGAAACAAATGAACCGTTTTCAGTAGGTGAGGAGATAGCTTTGCTTTCATTTTTAACATCAATAGCAAAGAATGTATTAAAAGTAACAGCCCTCTCTCCGTTATCATCCACAATGTTCCATGTTCTGGTTACCTTTTGTCCCTGATTATTGCTGTTACCTGAAAGGCCATTGATAAAAGAACCTAGTCCTGCCTTTTTAGCAATAGCAAAAGCCTGTGAATTCTGAAACCTGTTAACCTGTTTAAAGAACTTTAAATTATCAAGTTTACGCAGGCTGTTTCTAAGATAGGGGTTTGCTGTCAGCTTGGTAATATCACTCTGAGTAAACATATTACCTGAGGTGATATTCTTTAAGCCCAACCTGTCTAATGCTTTGTCCTGATAGTTTTTAAAGTTCTCTAATCCGTTAATAATTCTTACTTTAAAGCCATTTGTTGAGCTTTGAGCATTACTGGAATTTAATACAGCATCGTCTTTTACATCAGCCATATTCTCCACCTATAATTAAAATGTCATCTGTATTGATGAGTTACGACTTAGTTATAGCAGACGCTTTGCGCTGCTAAATAAGAGTTATCAAGACCGTTTGCAGTTTCTATTACAGAACGTGTCATTTCAGGTGTAGCACCATTGATAGTAATATTATTGTTAACGGTCTTGTTCTGATTAGAGGTTGAGTTAGAGGTAGTGGTATGGTTGCTTACATTTGAATTTGTAACAACCTGTTGTGTTTTCTCCGGTGAAGGAATTGAAGCAACACCAACCTTTAGATTATTAGCTGTTCTAACAAAACCCTGTAAGGTTTTCTGATCTGTCTTTAGTGTATTAAGACGCTTGTTTGCTTCATTGTACTTACCGTCCTTTCTTAACCTGTCAATTTCAGCAAGTTCTTTTTGCTGTCTTGCAAGCTCAACTCTAAAAGAACGTTCAAGTTTATTTCTCTTTTCAAGTTCATTATTTAACTTGGCTACAGAATTGTCCTGAACAGAAGTTTGAACCTGTTTTACATTCTCAATGTTTTTAACGTTGGTTGTATTTGAATTCTTGATATTCTCACTGGTTGTTAAGACATTGCTCTTTGTATTTTCAACGTTATTAACATTCTCTACGTTCTTTAAGTTCTGAATATCAGTTTCTTTCTTTTTCTCTTCAAGTTTTGTAAGTACTCTTGTTTGAGATTTCTGCTCGGGTAAACTTGAAGTTTGAACTTCATCATCTACGATAGGAGCGTCAGTTCCTTCATAAGTGGTAGGCTTTGAAGCATCTTTCTTATCTTCATCATCATCGCTTGAGAAAGGATTTAAACCTTTTACCCACTCGATCATGCTTTTGCCTTTATCGACAACAGAATTAAACATTCCTAAGAATTTATCTTTAACGTAGTCGATAATTTGCATTAGCCAGTCAGTAACGGGCTTAAAGAGATTTTTGAATGAACTGCAGAAATCAGACCATCCCTGTTTTAACAGCTCAGTGTCTCCAGTAAACAAGGCAACAATAGCGCCCATTACCATTTCTACAGTACCAAGGATTGCGTTAAAAGCACTTCCTACAGCATTCACAAGAAACATTGCAGCTTGAGCTAAGCCGTCGAACCATGTTGCATCATTTCCTTGGTCAAACAGCTTTGCTAAAAGAATGCCAAAGTAAGCAATACCATTAAAAACATGCTCTAAGATGTTTGATAGGGATCTTAGTGACTGCTTTAATGTTTCAATGAAGGTATTAACTCCTTCTGAATTTTTTAAACGTTCATAAAACTTTGTTATAAAGTCATAAGCCTTTTTACCAAAGTTAATGAAAGGATCCCAGAAAGTACCAAAGAGGGATTTACCACCTTTTATCCTTACTATCAGATCATCAATAACAAGAGCTAAAGCTACAATACCTGCAATGATCCACGTAATAGGATTCATTAAAATTGCACCTGCAAGAGATATAAATGCAGGCACCAAAGCAGTAGTAATAACCACAGCTAAGATTTTAAAGAATCTTGCTGCATCTTCCTTGTGTTCTCCTAACCACTTGGAGAATGAATTTAAAGCCTCTACACCTTTTAAGAGTATTGGATTAAAAGAACGCATCAGAACAGCTGAGAAATCAGCTACAGCAATTCTAAAGTTAGTTAAAGCCTTTTGGCTTTTTACATAAACTTCAATATCCTGTTTTGTGTAGCGGTTGAATGCTGCCATCTTCTCACGCCACTCATCTAACTGCTTGTAGTAAGCACCTGTCATCTGAGCTACTTGTGATAATCCACCAAAGTAAGATTTAAACATTGCTCCAACAGAGAAAGCAGCTGCTAAAGGTCCTGCGATACCCTTAACAAGCCCAAGCATACGATTAGCTGTATTATTAGCTGTTTTATCTAATGTCCGCGCAACATTAGATGTGCTCTTTTTTGCATTCTCCTCAACTTTGTTCATCTGACTGTCAATATCGCCAGTATCTAAGCCGAGTTTAATTAAAAGTACGTCACCTAATGTTGCCATTTTTTAAGTTCTCTGTTTACTTGCAAAATCATTTGCAATGTTTTCGTTAGTTCTTGCAACATACAGACACTCTAACAGGTTCATAGCATCTTCGTAGCTGTAATACTGTTCTAGTTCTCGTAGGGTTGCATAATGCTCCTGTATCAGTGGAGCAAACAGGCGTGAGAAGTTCTGTGTTTGGATAAAATGAGGAGTTTTACCACCAGAACTTAAGCTTGTTTCTTCAAGCTGTTTTCGTTCTTGTAAGAAGAAAAATTTACAGCAAATACCTCTTTCTGTAATTGCCACAAAGCTCTAATATCATCAAAGATTTCAAGCTCTTTTTCAGTAATATTGATGATGGCTTCGTCATTCATTCTTACAGCTGTTTCTTTAACAAGGTCAAATAACAGATGATCTACAGTGTCAGGATCTAACTGACCAAAGAAACTAAAGCCTTTTTGAGCTATTAAATTGGTGATGGTACTCATAGTATCTGAACCTGATACGCCTAGTTTCTCTATATCAATGTTGAGTAATCCTGCTTTTGCCAGAGCAATACCAACTCTGATTAACCACTTTTCAGCCTTAATTGCAGGAATTTGAGTTAATCTGAACTTATATTGAGCTTCACCATCAACGATGGTAATGTTTGTAATCTGTCTCATGTAATAATCTCACCTATAAAAAAGGGGTATCAATTTCGATACCCCAAATCAATGTTAGCTACGGGAAAATTAAATAGTAGAATCGTTTACATCTTCAAAGGTAAATCCCCACTGAGTAGGCTCTAATACTTTCTTAGCATTTAAAATTGAAGGAACCTCAGTCAGGATCCCTTTAATCAAAGTAAATTCCTTATCCAGAGCAGGAATAGAAATTGAAGCTGTAATTGAATAAGTTGTCTTATTTAATCGCTGATTGTTAGCAATATTTCTTAAGTACTCAATAGAATCTGAATCAGCTTCTAATGAAATCTTAAATGGAATAGGTGCAGGGGTGTAACCTGCTGCAAGCTGTCCATCTACACCCATTCTTACCTCAGCAATAGTTACATTATCAGAGCTGAACGCATCATCAGATGCGAACTTCTCAATCTGTACTCCTGAAGGGTAAAGCTCTTCAACTGTTAAGATTAAGATTGCGTTTGCACTAGTAATAGTCTTCATTTATTTCTCCTAAACTACAGCAATTGAAGGCATGGTTAAACGGTGTACAGCACCACCATAGGTGTAAACCAAGTTACAAGAAGGGGATTTACGTTGCTGTCTTGTCTGAGCTGAAGGATCTAAAATCTGTAAGTAGTAGCCGTTATTGTAGATTTCGTCTGAGTAATCAGCACCTAACTCTTCGATTAAAGAGCTCTTCTGAGTTTCAGATAAAGATACACCAGCTTCAATTACGCCATTATTCTTTGCACGGTTAATTACATCTCTTAGCCATGAGCGGATCATTGCGTAACCACGTAAGGTGTAAGGTACTCTTCTAACAGCTTCAAATCCTGCCATTACCTGAACCTGCATTGCGTTACATAACCAGATTGAATTTAGATAAGTATCAATCCAGTCCCATTCACCTAACATACGGCCAGAGTATAACCAGACAAAGTTGTCATTACGTGTTGCATAGTTACCTATGAAGTTGACTTTGTGTCCCTCAAGAGCATTTGCTTCGTCTGTATCTAATACATTTGCACCTAATCCATCCTGTGACTTGAAAGCAAAAGTAATAGTGCTGTTCTTATTATCCCAGGCAATAGAAGCAGCTGCACCCATGATAAACGCTGCAACACGATATGAATCATAAACAACAGTGGTTGCTGCTATGTTTTCTGTAATCAACTTTTCAGCAATAATTGATTTACTGTTACTGTCAGCATTTTCTTTAGAACTGTCCCAAAGAACATACAGATAACAAACACCAGCAGATGCATTAGCTGTAGCCCATTCGCCTAATTCTAAAGCCTCATCGTCTGATGCTTCCCATAAGGTGGTGAAGGTAACGAAGTTTTGGAAGCTTAAAGTTAACTTGTTGAAAGTAGCTGAAAGAGTGGTTGAATCAGAACCGTCTGAAACTATACATGAATCAGCAGTAAAGCCCATTGCAAGAGCGACATCACCTGTAGGAGTGCTTACAGAGACATCGGCAGATAATGTACCATTTGTGATGGTAAATGCGTTAGTTACAGAATCAAAGGTAACTGTTAAAACTGATAACTCAGCATCTTCTGATTCAGAATCAAGATCTCTTAAAGCCTCTTGAACCTTGTCTGCTACTTCAGATAATGAAGATACTGAAGATAAGTCTAAGCTTGAAACAGTATGAATTTTGCCTGTTAAAGTTACAGAAAAAGCGCCATTTGAAATCTGTTTTAAAGATGCTAACGCTGTTGAAGGCTTTAACGCTGTACCTCTAACAAAAGGTGCTACACCTGTATCGCAGTAACGATAGAAATACAGAACAGAAGGCTTAATCTGACTGTTCTTGTAACCGCCAAAGTACACCTGAGCAAATTTATATTCATCTGATGTTTCACCAAATGCAGAAGCTACAGCAGAAGCTGACGAATATGAGGTAGGTGCATTTACGGCAAGTCTTGAATTCTTTGAAAGAACAAGACCATTAAAGACTAGATCAGAGCCTGTACCTTTTAAAATTCGAGGTACAATGCTGACGATGTTACTTGCACTAATTGGCATTGTATTTTTCTCCTATTTAATAGAATCTACGTTCTTAATACCTAGAACGTTCAAAGAAGGGTCTTGCTTTTCAGCTTCAGACAAAGGGGTAATAAAATTGTTTTTAACGTCAACTTCAGTAAAGCCAAAGCTGTCATAAATGGTTTCTGTAGTCATTGCTATGTGAAGAGTTGTTGACCAACGTTTTAAGTAGTTATTGTCATCTGATACGATAGTGGTGTCATTTGAATTGTCAGCATAGAGAAGATGCATTCCTCGAGCATTTAAGAATTCATAAACAACATCTGACTGTGAGAAGTTATCAATTGAACTGGCTCTTAGCATTGCATCCAACCCGTCAGAGCCGTTAGAAGTGTCTGCGTAACAGTCAATCTGCACACTTACTTCATATTCAACTTTGTTATGCTCTTCTTCATTTTGAGCATCGTATTTAATTTCATTGGTACCATGTCTTACGATATTTAATATTGAGTAGATCACGTAGTCACTTGAATCTTTAGGAAGGGTTAGATTGTTTTGATTGCCATAAAATATGTTGTTTTCATCTACAGAGGGGATTAAAAACTCATTTAACAGCTCATGGAGTGTTTCCTGTAGATTGGTCGATGTCTTGATTGTGTTCATTGTCTTTATCTTCAGAAGGTGTTACTTGAATTGGTGGTGTAAGCTCAATGGCTTTAATAGTCAGGTTTGGCGCTCTGTCTTGAAGTTGAACTCTTAAACACATCCAACCTGCTTTTGAAAAGTCCTCTTCTACGGCGATTACAAACCACCACATGCCGTTACTGTCTTTTAGGTAATCACCACTACGTGACAGCTGTCTGAACACACTGTATGGCTTTTCTTTTAGGTTATCTGATGATTGTAAATAGAGCTTTCTGATCTGCGAGTTCTGGCCTGCAAGATTAGAGTGATCTAATGCAGCATCATTCTCTGACTGAAAACTGCCTTTAACTTCTATACCGTTAAGATAAATAGCTTTTACAATGCCTTTTACATTCTGTTGCCCACAGGAACGAAAGAGGGTAAAGGTTTCATCTGCAAGGTTAGCATTGATAGCTCCTCGCACGATGTTGTGAAGGTTTAACATATAGAGCCTGTGATAAATTGTGATTATTGGATTTCAAAAGAGATTGAATCTCTTAATAACCCTGAACTGATACCAGCCTGAGACGAACTTGATGTTCCTGTACCGTCTTGTGAATGTCCCTCTGAAATAGCTCTATATATAGCCATTGTCATAGGTGAACGAGGTGGGAATCTGTTGTTTCTGGAACCACCATTTTCAAGAGTTGTTTGAATATCCTGAACCATAATCGCACCGACCATTTGAAGCGATTTTGTATAGAAAGACGCATCAGCACCTACGGAGAAATGAACCAGAGATTTAATAAAGTAGTCTTTCCAATTCTTTTCTTCATCTGCAATGGTATATCTAAAGAATGGTCTTGGTGGATTGTATAAAGTAGCACCTGCAGGAACATGAACACCTTGATGTGATAAATAACCACTCTGTCTTGGTGTTACTCTTTGAACCCAGCCAAATTCTAAGTATTTGCCGTATTCCTGTGTTGATACACCGCTTTCTGAACGCATATCACGAACACCAACAGCTACAGTCTTGCTAGATTCTGTCTTAAGGTTTTTAACCAAAGATTTAAGCTGTTCTAAGTTAACTTTGATCTTATGCATGATGTGATATTTGTGAAAATAACCTATAATAAATGAAAGGCTGATTCACAACCCTTCATATGGAGTAAGGGGACGTTTTAGCCTTAAACCAAAGTTTGAAAGGAGAAAGCCACTTTTCTGTAATACACTGAATCAGGTTGCTAGTTGGCAGTGTTCTTTGGTTTGAATCTTTGTTCAAAATAACCTATACTTTAATCAAAGACGGTAGTGAAAGTCAGAAAGACGGTCATCCTGCTTACGGTTAGGATTTATTCCTAGAGCCCGGATGGTGAGTAGGCCGCACACCCGCTACCGTCTTTTCAATTCTTCTTCTTTGCTGTTCAACATGAACCACTTCAAAGTTTTCTTTTGTTTCTCTTATATCTAAGATCATTTCATTGTGATGATTATTTCCAAAAGGAACTTTAAACCTTAGATAGTTTTCTACATTTGAAGATAATATTTGTTGACCTTTACCGTAAAGACATAATCCTACAAGTACAGGATAACTTTTAGGATCAATCTCAAGGTGTCTTTGTTGGTTAGCTTGTAAAGCGTCTTTCTTAAAAACAACCTTTTTGTTTTGTTTAATTCCTAAAGCTTTTAAAGTTGAATGAGGTACAGGAGGTAAAACATTATCTTTTTCTGTTGTTAGTTTTATTGATGAAATAATAGCCTTAGCTTTTGGAGATTGTTTTGATAATTCATCAAGTAAAGCCTCATGATATCTTACTCTTGCTTTAATTTGTCTGTCAGTTAACTGAGTAGCTCCTACTCCACTAACTTCTTTAGTCTTGGTGTTAATAGCAATCTTCTTACCATTCTTAGCTGTTCTAAAGATAAGATCCTTGTCAGGTATATTCTCATCTTTAGTTAACATGGTCTGTCTAGCTTTCATGCCTAATCCAAACATAAAACCAAGACAGTAGGCTTTAACAATGTTTTGAGTTAGTGGAGTTATCATAGTTAACCAATGAAGTTTTTAATGAAGTCACTTTGATCTTCTGTAGCTTTAACCGTCCATGCTTTTAAATCAGGATTCCATCTGAACCTTCTTGATTTAAGCATCGCACGATCTTCTTTTGAAGGAACACCGTTTGTCTTTAATACCGCAAGTGATTCACCTTTGTTGTTCTTGGCAAAAGAAAAATCACCTAAGCGAGTATTAAAAGAAGATGTTGAAGCTGAAACAGAGCTGTTAGCTTGACAATTAGATAATCTCTTAGATGCTGTATTGATTTTAGTTTGAAGTTTTTTAGCTTCAGTCTTTAGAGTTCCATTAAAGGTTCTAATAGCTTTCTCATCTGATACTTTTGGATTGTCGAAGTAATCCATTTTGAAGTAATCAACCCACTTTTTTACTCCTGCAGGTGCATCATTTAAAGATTTTGCAACTTTATAAAAGTCATCTTTAGTCTTAACATTTTTAAAAGCATCAACTGCATCTGTATAACCTTTCTTTTCTTGTTGCAGGTCGTAAATTCTATCTTGTAAATCACCTCTAGCTCTTTCACCTGAGCCTTTAATCTTGTAATCATCGTGCTTTATGTTATCAGCCCTGTATTGAGCTTTTTCAGCTTCTTGTTTTGCATTCATGTAAGCATCTTGCTTTCTTTGAAGTGCATTTTGAGCTGAGTTCATACGACCTGCTACATTAGGTTGACCAAACTCACGTCCGGTCTCTTTTTGATGTTGCCATTCGTCATTCCACTTCTTGCCAGCTTCTTCTACTTTACGTTGCATAGTATCAGCATGCTGTTGAGCTAAATCAGCTCTACGCTTTAAAGAAGCTTCACGGGCTTTCTTACGTTCTTCGTAACCTTCAGGCTTTGTGATTGATGTAACCTTTGTTTCTTTAGTCTCTTTTTCACTTGTAAACCCAATCTTCTGATTATTCATCATGTCAGCTTTATGGTTCATGCGGTTTACATTCATCTGGGAGACAGCCTGTTCATGACCTCTTTTAACAGCAGAAATATGACGACCGTTGAATTTACCGCCCATTCCACCTAATACTTCACCTGATGATGTATCAATCAGTGCAGGACGTCCTTTATGACCTTGACCATTAGGATGTACAGTGATCCACTTAGCATCATCTTGTGCTAGTTTTTTTTTCTGACGACCTAAAGCATAAAGAAAACCTTTCATGAAGGCTAATTGAAGAGGAGTAAACATATTTGACCTATAATAAAAAATGACATCTGATTAAAAGGATGAGTTACGACCTACCCAAATGGATGATTTATCTTGTATCCATAAAATCTACCGCCTTTGGTTCGACCTTTTAACATTTGCCATGCCTGTTGACCGCACAATGTCTGATTCCACCAATCAGCGGTATCTTTGTTTGACTTGAATAAATCAAAACTTGTATTTACTGAACCTTGTGATGCAGAAGTTACTCTTCCTGGCTGTCCATTTTTGTTCCACAGCTCTAATGTAGCTAAATGACAGGTGACAGCATATAAAAACGTTCTACGTGTGTAGATGTCGTTTTCAGGTTCATATTTGAAGCATGAAGAACTGTCATCATTGCCATACAGCTCACAGGCATCTTGAAAGCACATTTTCAAAGCTTCATCTGAAATATCAGCCAAATGCTCATATCTGCATCTAAAAACATCTATATCAAATTCAACTTTCATTTCAGATAAAACCTCAATCAACAGGGGAGCTTAAACTCCCCATTCGTTACTAATCTTTTGCTTCTTCAACTTTTGCGTCTTTAGGAGAAGCAGGATCAAAACCGCCTGATGTCTGTGCGATCTTGTCCTGTACAGTATCTGACTTCATCTCATTCTCATTTTTGATTTCAAAAACACTTGGTAAAAAGCCTTTTGCACCAATAAACATGGTTTCACGTCCATGTAGAGCTTTAATAGCTTCCCAGTCTGTTCTTGATAATGTCTGATGTACTCCATTACCAGACTCAGTTAAGATGCCTTTTCTCTTACCTCGTAAAACAGCATCTGTTCCGTATAAAACTACAGATTTTGTTCCACCTGAGCCGTTAGGAATATCATCAAACTTGTGGTTATGACGTAAGCAAACAACAATATGAACAACGTCTGCACCTGTTAACTTCTCTGTCTCAGTTTTCTTTTTAACTGCCATTTTATAGTCTCCATAAATTAAAAAAGGCGGTAAAAACCGCCTTAAGAGATGAGATTGAAAAACTAGATGCCCTTCATGATAGCAATCAATGAAGGACGCTTAATCACAGTACCAAAGGTAGTACCGATAGCTTTCTGTGAGAAGTGTGACTCATGAGGAATTAAACGACCTAAACGATACTTCTCTGAATAAGAAGGCTGTGCTGTAATATCGCCATTGTACTCAGGAACAATTAAGTACAATGTTTCACCTGTAGTATCACTTAACTCAGGAACTACCTCAATCTGAATGTTTGGATAGTTCTCAAGTAATAAGCCTTTAGCAGTCTTACCAAACTGAGTTGCATTTGTCAGATCAGCGTTTCTTGCATTGGAAATACCTAAAATCATAGGAGTATTTGCGTCAATGTTACCGCCGTTGTTTTTCTGTAACTCAGTGATTAACTTTACAATATCGTCATAAGCTCTATTAGCAAAGTCAGCTGTTGAGTCAGCCTTTTTATCAGCCCATGTTGATTTACCATTTGCTGAAATTGGTGAAATAGAATCAGGTAAATTAGGATCATTTAATAGACCATAGATTTCCTTACCCTCAACACCGAAGAGATAGAACTTATTCTGTGCTCTTTCAATAATTGATGCTGATGCTCTCTGTTTACCTGCTACAAGTGACAGTTTTGCAGCAGCTGCTAATTCAGCTTCAAAGTCACCATATTTTAAGGTAGTCTGGAATCTGAACTGCTCACGAACAGGGAATTCATAGTTAACATCTACAGATGAACCATTCTGAAAATCAGAATAAGCTTCAACGTCACCTGCTAACTCCTCTACAGGGAATGTATAAGAGTTATCAGTCCACTTACCAACCTGAGCTTCAACACCTAACTTTGTTGCAGCTGTTTTTGCAAACAGAATTTGTACAATTTTAGGATCGATGTAAGTAGTAAATGCTGATGGAACTCCAACGTTAGCAGGAGTAATTGCAGCATCCTGTGCTAACATTTTTGCGGTTTTGTTGTAATCAGTACGGATATTTCCGTTTACTGAATCATAAGCCATAAAGCCTTTTGCATAAGGAGCGACAATACCACGCTCTTTAGCTAGCTCAAAATCTTCGATCATTGATTATCTCCTAGAATCTCTCAGCGATGACTAAATCACCTTCAGCAAAGTTCTTCTTGCCGTCAGTTGCTTTAACTACCCAGCCTGTATCAACTACACCTGTACCTGCAGTTGCTGCTACAGATACAGCGCCTGTAGTAGGCTTAATTAAAATCTTTAAGCCTGTAGTACCTGCAGAAGGTGCCTTAATGTAGTACTGACCACGTAAAGCAATGGTTACAGTCTCACCATCTCTATAAACTGATGTAGCTTCATCAGTTACAGATTCAAAAGTTGAGGTTAAGTTGCGTTCTACAATACCGATTGGTAACTCGGTATCAGCTGATGCTGTAGCTGAAACTACACCGTCTTTATTAAAGAATGCAAAACCACCTGCTTTTACGGTACCGTCTGAGAAGTAGTTTGTATCTGTATAAAAAGCCTGACCTACAACTGCCTGCTGACCTTCAAAGCCTTTTGCAGGGTATAGACCGACAGTCTTCTGTAAAATTGACATTTATTAAACTCCTACCTGAACATTTGTTAAAATTTCTGAAATAGCACTATTCTTTGCTGTAGGAGCTGAATCAGTAGCCATTACAGTTCTCTTGTCCTTGGTTGCAGTTAATGCGCTGATTACAGCTTTTGCTGCTTTGCCTGTTAACTGATTGTAATTTCTGATGCCCAGCTTCTTAGCTGCAGCACGGTAAATCTGACCTGCGCTGTCAAAAGCCATTGCATTAACATTACCTAAAATTTGTCTGCACTCATTAGCAGCTGCATATTTAAGTTTTAACTGTCTGTTAACTGCTTTAACCGCAACTTTAATTTGTGCATCCTGACCTAGTGGCTTGTCAGCGTTCTTATCTTTTTCAGATGAAAGCTTAAAGCCTGTAATGAATGCCTTCTTAAGTTCAGGTGAGGCGTCATCTAAACCACACTGCTTTAACGCATCGCCAATGACCTTATCGCCATCGTCTTCTGTCTGAGTATTGTCGTTAGGTTCCTCATCTTCAGCTGAATCAGAATCATCAAGATCGTCATCGGTAGCATCTACAGAATCGTCTTTCTTTGAATCATCACCAGAAGTATCAAGATCATCGTCTTCGGCTGGCTCTGATGCATCTAAATCATCATCCTCAGCTGAGTTTAAGATGTCTTTGTACTTATCTTCATCACCATTAGCTTTGATAGCTTCAATTAAAGCTTCAAGCTTACCGTCAGTTGCAGGAGTATCATCCTTATCAACCACGTTGCCTTCTTTTGCCTTGTGCAGGTCAAGAATTGACTGTGCAAGGTTCTTTTCAGCATTTTCAATTGCTGCATTATCAGCCATTGTGTTTTTCTCCTTGATTTGTGCGTCTTCCACCAGCACATCATGTCCCGCACGGCCCTCTTCAACGAGGGCAACATGATTGCAATTAATATCAGTCATTACAAAGTTGTAATGTTGACCTTCAAACTCACCTTCTTTCTTTACAGGTGTGTATCTGTAAGCAAGACTAAGCTCACGCATTGAACCGTCTTTAATACGATCAATTGCCTTAGCATCGTGAAAATGAAGTGAATTGGTAAGATAAGGTGATTCCCATTTGGCATCATCGCCTGTAGAACCGATACGAGTATCTTTAGCAGGCGCATTTGCGTAATCAGCGTGATGCTCAAACTGAATCGGAATGCCGTTTAAACTCTGAATAGTGTCAGGTTTTGATAATTCTGATGCAGGTCTGTAACCGTGATAAATGACATCAGATTCAAAACCAAGTTCTTCATGATTAGGTATCTCATGTCCATAGTATGGTGCTACCTGTTCTTTAGTCACAGGGGAAACAGCGACATGAAGAAAACCATTATCATCTACAGTTCTTACTGAATCTTTATCAATAGAAAAGTTGTCAAAAGCTAAACTTATTGGCATGATTTGACCTATATTTATAATTAGAAGTCGTTTTGGTTAAGATGTATTACGACTAAGACGAGTTACGACACCACTCTGGTAAAGCCATACGAAAACCGCACTTGCAGTAAGGCAGTTCACCAGGCAAAACGTTTTTGTTCACATCACTGTCATACAGTCCTACAGAGATGTCATAGCGCTGACCATCAAAAGCTCTGTGAGTTTCTCTTGACGTGTATTTGCCAGGTACATGTTTCCAGATGGCGTATTGAATTCCTAATTCTTTGGCGTTGCTGATTTGGATCTGTACACTTGATTTATGTACCTGATCACTTACAACACGCTCTACACGTGCTCTGTCAAATCCTTGTGTAGCACCTAAGACAATGCGAAGATCTGAAAGATTGTCTCCACCTAACAAACCTTTTTGAACAACATCAGAAATACGCTGTACATCGTTAAGTGAAATTTTGGTGATTAAAGCTGCATTCTCTTTAATCATTCCCTCCATTTGAGAAGCAATAGAAGGGGAAATGAACTGTTTTTTAATAGTAGGTACAGTCCATTTTCTTTTGAGATAATTAAGATTAAAACCTGCTGCTTTAAGAGCCTGTTTCTGAGCATAGCTGACTGTTGCAACCTGATTGCGTATAAACCAGTCACAGAGCTGTCTTGAAATGCTGTTTAATCCTGTAGTCCATGAACCAATATTTCGATTAATAAAGTCATCAATATGGTTCTTTAGCCATTCAGGATCAGATTTAGCCATAGAACGCAGTATTTTGCGCTGTAGCTTTTGGAGTTGCTGACGTTCAGCCTGTGTCTTAGGTTTAGACAATGAAGCATCTGTAGTAAGCATTGCTTCACTGTCCAGATTGAGCATGATTTGATTTAAAACATAACGTTGAAAATCACTTTGAAGTTTCAGAACCTTCTTTTGAAAGGTTTGGAGTAGTCCCTGATTCGGCTCGATTACTCTCGCTGTTCTCAGCTTTTTCATTCTTAGCCTCATTCATCATCTGTGTAAATGGATCGTCTGTCTTAAAATCTTCCTGCTCGCCATTCTGCATTGCTTGTGCTTGAGCTTGTTGCAGTTCTTCTGGCATTTCACTGTCGATAAAATCAAGCCCAATATCCTGATCTTTCTTAACAGCTTCACGAAGTTCTTCTGCACTTAGAACCTGTCTATCTAGTAGCTGTCCCCATGCACCAACCTTAGTTTGAGCTGTCATAGCCTGTGAGGCTCTGTTTTCAACATCAAGAGGTACAAAGTCGAATGTAATTGAAGGATCAATCTCTCCAAATTCAGCACGTTCAATAGCATTGATACAACGCTGAATTGCATCTCTGTGAAGTTCCTGTTTAGAAGAGATGTGGTCGTAGTAATTCTTAAGGTCAGATTCACCTGTAGCGTTAAAGCCTGAAGGAGAGATACCAAGTAGCTTAACAGCAGGTATTCGGTTAATTGCACAAATCATCTCTAGACTTTGCTTAACAATGTCTGTACAGCCAGCCGTAGATGTTTGTACGTTAGTTACATCTTCACTGTCTTTATCGCACACAAAGATTGAATCGTTATCTCTGTAACGGGCTAACATAGCCATTTTTGCATCAAAGAATGCAATACCTTGTGAGTCACTATTCAGAATTGCATCCATATCAGTTTTAACTACAAGAAGTGAAATCTTTTGCAGTAGCTTTGCTGTGTATGTCCTGCACTCATTAAAGTGAAGAATGTAATCCCATAGAATCTGAGCTTGTGGAATACCTAAGAAGTTGTAATTTGGTTTTAGAAGTAAAGGAGGTTCATTATCAACAATTCTTAGTAATCTGTCTTTATGAACTTTCTTACCCAATACATACCAGTACTTAGGCTTCATGTAATCAGAAGCTAAAGGATAAAAGGCGTTGTATTCGGCAGGGGAGATGTTAACAGGATCAACTAGAATAAACTTAAGATTATGCTCAGGATCAATCTCAGCTGACTGATTGTTAATTGCTAAAGGTAAATCAAGTTCATCTGAACCTGTATCAATAAAGATAAAACATCCACCCATGTAACCTGTTGTAGTAAAAGCCTCATGAAATACTGATTGAAGGTGATATTTGTTCTTTATTAAATCATCAAGTTTACTGATTTTGTCAGGATCAGTATCTTCACCACCTTTTAATTCAATCCATTTCTTAGACATGTCATCTGCTACAGTAGAGATACAGGCTCTAACCATACCTTGCTGAGCAATCTGCTGTAGTGCTCCATAACCTACAAATGAAGTAACAGGGAACTGTCCCATGTCAAAAGCATGTTGCTGTAAGCTCTGATAAATGGAATCAAAACCGCCAATACTTTCAAAAGCAGAATCCATTGCAAGACGTGTATTTTCTTTGCAACCTAATGTTACAGGCAAAGAGAAAGCTTTCTTAACCTTTTCTAAGGTATCAAATGCTTCAGCTGTTCTTTTAGGCATAAGCAACTGATTAAGTAACTCTTCAGGAGAGATCTTTTTCTTTGCTTTGGTCTCTTTAATTTCTGCTTTTTGTTCTTTAGTATTCATAGGCAATAAAAAAGCACCTTGCGGTGCCTTCTTTTTATTAGTTGAATTTAGTTTTTAAAGATTTGCTTAACTGCGACTTTTAATATCATTGGTGCAAATTCTTTTAATGTTTCCCATGTGACCATGTAGCCAGCATCTTTAATAGCTTTAATTGTTTTATTTAAGAGAAATTTGTCTTTGACAATATCAGCAAAATCGTAACCTTTCAGAGTAATTCTTGGTACGTCTGTACCCCATGAATACTGTCCATCAACAGAAAGAGATATTGTCACTCCTTTGATATAATCAGCATCGATAAGCATCTCTAAGTGTTGCATTAGAATGCTGTACTTGTTTTGATTCGACTCATACTTGCTGATAAGCAACTCTAATCTGTCATCTTCAATTGCATTAAAGATGTCACCCATTAAATGCCAGTCTCGTTTCATAATAAGCCTCTTATAGCAAGACAAAGAACAGCAATAATGAAATAATTGATAAGATTGACTGGGATCTTAATAACCATCCTCTACGTGCAATCTGTACCTTTAAATCACTAATTACTTTGTCATAGTCATAAAGAATATCTTTAACTGATTTGTCATTTTCTTTTAACTCATCGTACAAGGAACTAAACCTATCCATTGGCAGATAAGTTGATCCTGTGAACAATCCACTTAATGACATGCACCCAAGAATTAATGAAGCTGTAGAAGTAAATATCATCGCAACTGCTATGTAATACAGATCTTGATGAACAGGTATTGCTTTTAGACCTGCGATTAAAGCTACATTTAACCAAAGATAAGTCTTAGAAACATCACGTTGATGTTCTTTTACTTCTTGATTTAAGTTGTACCAGATTTTGTAAGCGTACTCTAAAGATAACAGAGGTGAAAACATGATAAATACCTTATTTATGCAATTCTAAAATCACAGGGCTTATAATTACTAGAAAGACAAACCAAATGAACCATGACATACATTAAAACCTTCTTCTGCCTTGTCTTAACAGTCTTAAATTTGCTTCTGTAACTGCCTTGGCTGTATCTTTTAGCTCAACAAGGCCATAACGCATTGCATCCATGCAATGGCTGAACTCATGATTAGGTTTGTTTGTTGGTTTACCTAATCTATCCTTTTCCCAACAGTAATTTTTGATTTCATGTTCAAAGTTTGTACATCTAGGAGAATAGATGATCTTGTAGTTCTGTATCTTTTGAATACCATAATTTACAGAATCAGGACCTTTAGGAGCAGCCTTTGCGTTAACTCCAACTCTACGCAATTCTTCAATAGATTTAGGCTCTGCTGCATCACAATAAACAGGTTCACCTCTTAATCCAATGTCATCCTTTATGTGTTTTGCAATCTCTTGATTGGTAACATTGGTAAGATATAGCTCATAACAGATAAAAATCTCTTTATTCTCAGTATCAACAAATCCACCAACAAAAGCTGTAGGATCAGTAAAACCAAAATCCAAACCAAAGAAAGCTTTATATCTACGAGGTGCTCCAATGTAATCTCTGTCGTTTAACTCTCGACATTCTACATTCTCATAAATAAGGCCTTCTGCAATACCCCAATCACCTAATCCCTCAATTTTATATCTGCGAGGATTGCGCTTTTTCATGTCTTCAAATAAAGCATGATCGGCTTCTGATAACCACTCGTTACAGAGGTAATTAGTTGTCTTGGTAAATGTAAGTTCGGAAGGTTCATCGAAAAAGCGTGACTTTAACCATGACTGTTCAGACCATGGATTAAAGGTGATCATAATTCTGATGAAGTAATCATTAGGCATCTGACCACGAAAAGACATATCTAACTTGTTAAAAGCTTCTTCGTCTACAATCTCATATGCTTCTTCAATCCATACCCAGCAAAGATAACCTTTAGGCACGGAAATAGAAGTGATCTTCTGACCTTCATCTAATCCACGAAACAAGATCTTTTGACCTGTAGGATTGTAAACAATCTCAAGAGGGGAGGTCTTGAATGTGAAGTAGTTCTTAATACCAAATCGTTCACATGCCCACTGCAGATCAGAAAACTGACTGTCTCTGATGGTGTTTTGGTAACGTCTTACACAAAGTGCATTACCTAATGGCATTTTTACAATGTGGTATATAAGCCACAAAGCGGTTGTTTTTGATTTCTTACTAGCTCTTGAACCTTTACAGACTACATAACGTTTCTTTGTGTTCCACCAATCGCCATAATTGTGACCAACTATATCAAGCAATTGTGAAACTTTAGTAGTCATCAGGCATTTCACCAACGATTATTACAGGGGAAACATTAACATTAGTTGAAGTATCATAAGCACCCTGCATCTTAGCTAGAAGATCTGCTGCTTTGATGCGGTCAAAATTAGAAGGTAGTTTAAAGTCGTGAACAACGTCACCCATTCCTTTATTGCTAACTACCATTAACTGCTCTTCTTTAGCTTCACCACGAGCGATTGAGGTTAAGATTTTTTGAATTTCGTTTTTATCTGCAATAAGTTTTGAATTAGCCTCATCAGCTAGTTCTTTAATTCTCTGTTTGATATGTTTTTTCTGCAACAGCTTATAACCATAAGAGCCTGCTGCATTTCCTTTCATTGAATAGCCGGCATCTATTACAGATTGTTTTGCATTTGCATTAGAAGCGTAAGCAATGCAAAACTTTTCTTCTTTTGGATTTAGTTTTGGCATGATTACACCGTTTTGAAAAATTAGAAAAGCTAAACTATAATTAAGTAAATACCGTAAAGCTCCATTTCTAGGAAGAAAAAACCGTACGCCTAGATTTGTAGGTATACCGAACCTCGATTAACAAGCGATATATTCACCTTTACGGTATGATGTCATATCCTGTTAACAACCATGTCTTTTGTCTTTTTCCTTCTCTTAAAGATAGTATTGCTTCATAACCATTGTGTTGTATTGCTACTGTTTGATTTGATTTAATATATCTAACAATCTGTCCATTAGCCACAGCGTTTAACACTTCATAAACTGCTTTATTTCCATGTTTATCTGCTATGTGTTCTAATCCATAACCTTTATGTTTAGGTAAAGCAATACCCTTATCAATAGTTATATTATTAGAACCTCCGTATTCTTTTAAATCATTTCTTAAATTTGAAATTTGAACTTTCTTAGCGCCTTTTTGTATTTGTTTATATGCGGTTAAAACTAAACGAGTTCGTTCTTTCTTTTTCTCAAGAATATTCCATCTTGAAAACGCTTTTGTCTGTCCATTATTTTTTACATTGTTGGAACTTAATAAATTTATTGGTTGATTTTTAAACCTGCCACTTTGAATAACTCCATCTTCGTCAATGAGAAAATGCTTTCCTTTCTTGGTCGTTATCCAATATGGATTGTTTGTAGAAGCATCAAAACTTAATTTACGGAGTTTATGATAACTAAAGCCTAAGCCACAACAAAATCCTAATGTATAGGCTTGAGTTATATTCATGTTTACTCCGTTAAGCTTTGATACCGTTTACTTAACTCATTACGTTCAACTGCAATCTCATCACACTTAGCTGAGAGCTTAAGGACATACTCTGCAAGAGCTCTTCGCTCTTGTCTAAGTTGTCTACATTCACAGGTTGCTTTAGCTTCTCTGGTAGAGGTGGTATTTGTGGACAATGTTGTTCTGTTGGAACTGCCACTGTCTGAGTGCATGCTGTTAGTAGTAGCATGCAACTTAGACATAGCAGCATTGTACTTGTCTTTAATCTTGTTAATATCATCTGTAGCCTCTTTGTCAGCCTGTTCCTGTTTAGCTTGCCATTCATGTTCTCTATTAAGCTGCTTAACTAAAGCGTCCTGTTCTGTCTTTATTGCTTCAGCCTGAAGATTGATAATCTCAGCTCTGTAATGCTTAGCTGTAACAGTGATACCAAAGCAGGAACCAATAACTGCAGACATGGTAGCTACAATTAAAAGTAATTTAAGATCCATAAACAATATAAGAAATTAAACCAATTAACATTGCAAGCAGTACAAGATAGCTTGCAATCTGAGAATGAAACTCTTTCTTTGAATACTTCTTATAGTCAATTGAGAGCTTAATTAAGCCTATGACAAAGAAAGCAAAGAACATCAGATAGATGATTAAAAATGTTGTTTCAAGGAAAGTCATATGAAGTTTATATATTTGGTTGCCCAAGAAGGACTTGAACCTACTACAAAACGATTATGAGTCGTCTGCTCTAACCTGTTGAGCTATTGGGCAATTAAGGTGTGAAGCAAACCCCTTATTAAACTAATGAATTGTTACATATCAATTAAAGATAACGTTCGCTTCACACTTATGAGCAATCTACTAGCGAAACCGACAAAGACTAGTAAACCACTCATAAGTGTGAGCTGTCTGTTTTACTTCTGACAGCAAAGAAGGAAATTTTCAAATACCTGAGACACGATGTTGTCACAAGCACCTGAACACGTGGAAATCTTAAGACAAAAACAGTTTCTGTTCAGCCTGTCTTCTCTTTGTTAACCCTGGCAGAACTACACCGCCTGCTTTGTTAATATCTAAGAACTCAAGCGATGCACCGTACTTATCGCCTTTTTTCATCTTAGCCCAAAGTTTATAACCTGTTAAAACCTGAATAGGAGATAACCAGCGCCCATCTTTTGTTTTCTTTCCCGACAGATTAAAGAGTAAACTGCAGAGGGCATCAAACATACCTTGAGTAACTTCAATTTCATCGGCATTCAATGCTGCTATAACCTGACGTTCAATCTTTTCTAGATCTGATTTTAAAAGGTGCTCTGCTTCAATCTCTGTACAAATAGAATTCTTTTTAACATCATGTCCATGGTGACCATAACCAATAGTCCATCCGCTCTCACTGGATACAGGCTTATATGCTGTAGTTCTTAAGCCTTCAAAGTTCATTATAAGAGCAATTCCGTGACTGCTTACTTTCATTTATAGAATCTCAGTTATTGTTGCTATTAGTTCGCCGTTATGAGGATGGATCTCTCCACGTCTGATGTTTAAAACATCTACCTGTGAATCATCATTCCAGACGCCAGCAATGGAGCATGCATCAAGAAAACCTTTCATGGGATTGTCTACATCACGTTTGCGCTTGTCAGGAAAATGAAGAGTTACATCAACATGTATCTTAGCTTCAGGGGAGAATGGTTTATCTATTTGAGATTTGATTAACCAAATTGCCTGTTCTTTCCATGAACGGTACTTTGATGTCTCAACCATTCCTCTACCTCTGCAAGATCTTGTTAATCGAGCATTTGCACTTACAGGCATTGGAATACGTAAAATCATGATGATTGATGACCAAAGAAAGTACAGCCTAACAAGGCCAGTAGAGAAATGAACATGTACAAACAAGCAAAGCCGTTAGCAGAAAGCACAACGGCTAAGCCAATCTCAACAGACCACATCACTGTCAAACATAAACAATGACTAAATGAGCGTTTAATCTTTTTTGGCATAATGATCCTCGTTAAGATTAAAGCGCTTCAGTACAAGTTTAAGAGTGATCTCTGTAATGCGACCTGCACCGATTGCACCAATACCAACAGCAAGATACAGACAGTCAGACTTAGTTATGCTTGAGTAATGACTTTGTACCCACCCACATAAAGCAAAAGCGATACATCCACAAAGAACCGCCTCGATACATTTCTTGTAGTTCTCAGGAGGTTGACCTTTTAGAATGTCAAAGCATAAAGCTACGATACATGCGATTAGTCCTGCTGCAAGGTAGTAACAGTATGGTGCTAATGAGTTAAACACCGCATCTAACATGAAATACCTCGCAAAAATAAATTAGGCATATATTAAGAATTAGAAAGCACAGACAATCTGCGACAATCATCTGTGCTTTGGTCGTTTTATATACAAGGATTTGTTATGAATAATCAGCAAGAAGCCATTGC